GCAAGCTCAATTTTTGGAGCAGAGTATTCTGCTATGTATGAAGAACTTGCACGATTCTCTAGAACTCTTTTAGGATCTGTCATCTGTAAATATATATAGATGAACGATCTTTGTTTTTTAATTCTTTTTTAATCAACGACTTATCTTTTTCATCTAACCAGTTTATACTATCATAGTTTTCTTTAAACCTATTAGAGAAACAATTTCTTGGCTTATCACCTTTTCCAGCACCATTATTTGAACTTTTTTCGTTCATATATTTGGCTTTTTTCTGTTAGCAAATACGACTATATTTGGAAATATCGTGTTAGCAAATATGAATATATTTGGCTAAATCTCGTTAGCAAATATTACTTTTTAAAATCGCCAAGATCACGATCAAAAGAAAACTTTCCAGTCTTTTCTACAAGATCTTCATAAGTTTCTTCTGTGCATCCAGCCATTTCAGTAAATGGTGCTACTACTGCAAAAATTCCAAAAGCACCAATAGTAGCTGCGGTTGATATTGGACGAACAATTACAAGATCTCCAGCAGATAGAAAACCATCCGCTACTGGAGTAGATTCTGATTGAGTTCCAGAATCGGCTAGACCTAAAGAGGCAGAAAATAGTGCGATTAATGCTAATGTTTTAATTTTATTCATATTAGTATATTATATATAGATATTATCTTTTTGTCAAATATATTTGGCATTTTCTTGTTAGCAAATATGATATTTCGGAACGAGTAGGATTCGAACCTACGGATGATATTAAACCATCGGAAGTTTAGTAAACTTCTGCTTTAGACCACTCAGCCATCGTTCCAATACTCCCAAATTAGGATTTGAACCTAAAACCGTGCCGTTAACAGCGGCATGCTCTACCGTTGAGCTATTTGGGAAAAATCCATTAATTACTAGCAACTTCATTTACATGATCTTTTATTAGATTATAAATTCTTATTTCTTCTGGATTCGCTTCTCTTTCAACTCTAGATAGGTCATGGAGTTTATATTCTTTTAATTGATGATGTTTAAAATGATATGTTGGTTTATTTGAATAAACTTCGTTAGTAAATCTGATATATCTAAATGGTAAAGATTCGCCTTTTATTTTATAAAGTGTTCCTAGATATAAGTCTAGTTTGGGTTTTCTTGGAATTGTGCAATCAATAAAGTCTAGAATTTTTTTTAACATTTTTATTTTTCCTTTTTTTCTTAGGCTCTACATGCTTCCAAATCTTTCCTTCTCTATCCAAATCAACACTCCAAAGCATTAGTTTATTATAAATTTTAAATCCAAATCCATAAGACATGAGTGTTATGCTAATAATATCACCAATAAAATATAAAATATATGATAATAGTAATCTCATATTAATATATTATATAAATTTTATAAGAAAGTCAATATAATATATTATGAAAATAGGCTTTAATTGTAGTAGTTTCGACCTTCTTCATGCTGGTCATGTAACAATGTTGAGAATGGAAAAAGATTCGTGTGATTATTTAAAAGTTGCTTTACAAGTAGATCCAACTATTGATAGGCCAGGAATTAAAAATAAACCAATTCAAAGTATATATGAAAGATATGTTCAATTACAAGGTTGCAAGTATGTTGATGAGATATTAGTTTACAGCACAGAGTTTGACTTGCTTCAATTAATAATGACTCAAAAAATAGATATAAGATTCTTAAGTGAAGAATACTTAAATAGAGATTTTACTGGCAAAGATTATTGTATTAAAAATGGAATTGAACTTCATTATCATAAGCGTAATCATATTTATTCTTCTAGTGAATTAAGAGAACGAACAGCTAAACTAGAGCAAATGAAGAATAATGAAAATGTTCTAGATATTCCCCAACATTCGCCACTTTTAATTAAGCCAGAATAGCACAGCGGTAGTGCAACGGTTTTGTAAACCGTAGGTCATCGGTTCGAATCCGATTTCTGGCTCTTATTTTTTACTTGGAACAAAGTATACTATCGCTTCATCACCATATACTTGAAATTTTTTTAATTTATATTTTTTAACTTCGAGCATATTTTTTAATTCATTTATATATTCACTTTTCATATAAACTATTAAAGTTCTCTTATCTTCTGAGTCGAATCCATATTCATCTGCAAATTCAGAGCATATAGCCAAAACATGGCTTTGATTGTTCATTACTAATAATTACACTTTTATGCGTAATTATAGTTTTAAATCACCAAAGTCATCATCTGATATATCTGTTTTTCTTGCTCCAACTTTATAACTTGAAATTTCTGTTTCTTGAGGCGCAACTTGGACTTTGCTACTATCTAGATAACTATCATGCCATCCAGCAATAGGATTATCTTTTTGATTGAATATCTTTTTATAGCCAAGGCTTCTTAGCCTAGAATCACACAACCATTTAGAATAACCGTCCAATACTTCAGCATTTAATCCAAGTAAACTACCATTACTAAATAAATATTTGGACCATTCGCTTTCGTTTTTAGCTGCTTGTTCATAAAAAGCATAAATTTTATCTTCGCTTTTCTTGACTATGCTAGTAAAGCCTTCTTTATCTTCTTCTCTTAAAATTTTAAGTAAATTTTGACTAACTGCAAAATGTAATGCTTCATCTCGCTGAATGAATTTAATAATTTTAGAGTTACCTTCCATCTTACCTCTATATCCAAAATAGAAAGAGCAAGCGAATGAAACATAAAATACAAGTCCTTCCATTACATTAATAGAAAGAATAGCGTCAAAAATCTTTTGTTTAGGGTCTTTCTTTTCATCATCTCCAAGAATCTTATCAAAATTATTTCTAATCAATTCGGCTCGACTTGTAATTTCTTTATCTTCCATAATACTATCAAAGAATTTAGTAGCATCTGGATATACATTATTCAAAAGATAAGAATAAGAATAACTATGGATACCTTCAAATTGCGCCCAAGTATTCATGCAAATCTCAAGTTCTGGATTACTTACATAATCTTTCAAAGAGTGAATACTACGAGAAAGCATACTATCTCCAAGAGTTTGGAATCTTAAATTACTATCAAATACAAATCTTTCTGTGTCAGTTAAATTTTTATAGTCACTTCTGTCTTTTCCTAGTGCTATTTCATGAGGCCACCAAAAGTTTTCATTTTGCTTTTTAAATAATTCAAAAAATATTGGATACTTAAAACGATCATATCTTTGAAGGTTAAGATCTTCACCAAGAAACAATGGTTGTTTAGTGGTATCTACATTTTTAAAATTTAATACTGTTTTCATGGACTATAGTTTACACGCACCACTTGAACAATCTCTATCTTCTTTTTGATTTAAAGACTGCTCTTTATCGCCATCATCTGTATTGTTATAATAAAGACTAATTAATCCAAGACTATAAGCATAAATAAGTTCTTTCATAACCTTTGCGTCTGGAAGAATATTGTTTTCATAATGACTATAGTTGTAGTATACATTAGTTGATATAGCCATGTCAATATATTTTTGGATTACTGCATTAATTTTAAGTAACCCAGTATTATCTTTTAGATCATAAGCTAATTCATAATTCTCATCATATTTTCCAATTCCTGGAACCATGACTGGAAGTTTGCCCATTTTGCTAGTTTTATATGTTATAAGACTACGAATAGGTTCGACTCCATTTGTTGAACATTGAATTACAGAGCTACTCTCGCATGGCATACAAGAAGATAATGTAGAATGTCTCAAACCAAATTCTTTAATATCTTTTCTTAGTTTATCCCAATCAAGAGATAATTTTCTTTTAACCAATTCGTCTACTTTGTCTTTGTATGTATCAATAGGTAATATACCTTTAGCGTATTTAGTCCTATCAAATTTTTCGCATTTGCCTTTTTCTTTAGCTAATTCTACGCTACTCTCTAATAAGTAATATTGAAAATGCTCCATCCATTCATCAACTACAGATAGTGATTTGTCTGAACTATATTTTAGTTCATTTTTTGCCAAGAAAGCTGCGAGATTTGTAATTCCAACTCCAAGGCTTCTTCTTTTTTTAGCAAAATTTTCAGCAGCAATATTAAAATAATCTTGAAGCTCAATGATTTCGTCTAGAAATCTTACGATAAGATCGCAAGTCTTCTCAAGATCTTGCCAGTTTTTTATTTCTAGCATGTTTACCGCTGAAAGAATACACATTCCGATTTCGCCCTCTTTATCGTGATAATCATTTAATGGAATAGTAGGATGAATAACTTCTGTACAAAGATTACTCATTGTGACTTTATCTAACCATGCTCCGTGATTGTTTGCATGATCTACATTTAGAATATAAATTCTACCAGTTTCAACTCTTTCTTTAATAATAAGAGAGAATAGTTTGCGAGCAGATATTTTCTTTTTTAATTTTAATTTTTTAGATTCACATTCTTTGTATACTTTATCGAAATCTTTTGTTCCCCATGCCTCATAAAGCTCTGGAACTTCTGCATTATTAAATAGAGTAATATCTTCATCTTTTAATATTCTATCATAAAATAACTTGCTCATACCAACTGTATAGTCAAGTTTGCGAACTCTATTATCATCTGTTCCTGCATTATTTTTTAATACAACAATATCTTCAATTTCATAATGCCACCATTGAATATTGCAGGTTGCGCTACCACCTCTCAATCCATTTTGTTGCCATGCTTTTACGCTACTTTCATAGATTTTTAAAAATGGAATTAAACCAGTATGTACAACTTCTCCATTCTTAATAGAAGATCCAATAGCTCTAATCTTGCTTATATCAATTCCAATTCCACATCTATTCGCAGTAGCCATACTAACCGCAGTAGCACTAGCAGTAATACTATCTTTTGTATCGTCTACTCCAATTAAGCAACAACTAGCGTAATTTCTGCTAGATGTTCTAACTCCTGCCATTACTGGTGTTGGAAGATTAATTTTATGTTTACTAATAGCATCATAAAATTTTCTAACATAAGAAAGTCTTGTTTCTGCTGGATATTTTGCAAAAGCATAAGCTGATATCAAAATATAAGCAAATTGTGGGGTTTCGTGAATTTCTCCAGTAGTTCTATTCTTAATTAAATATTTATCACAAAGCTGTTTAATTCCAGCGTAAGTAAAAATAAAGTCTCTATCGTGATCAATAAATTCACCAATTTTATTTATCTCATCTTCTGAGTAATTATTTAAAATGCTTGAGTCGTAAACTTTATTTTTAATATTTTGATTTAAAAATTCAGATAATCTAGGAGCATGCTTACCTTTCCAAACATCTTTTCTGAGTTGGTAATTCAATAACCTTGCTGCGACATATTGATAATTTGGTTTTTCAGTTGAAATTAAATTTGCTGCACTTTCAATTAAAAGATTATGAATTTCTTTTGTATTGATTCCATCGTGAATATTAATCTTAGCATTAATTTCAATATCCGTTAAACTAACTCCACTATAACCATCAATTGCCCAATTGATTACTTTGTTTATTTTTTCTATATTAAACTTTTCAGTAGAGCCATTTCTTTTTTTAACATTTGTATTTTTATTCATAATGTAACTAGTGCAAAAACTATATTACATCATTTTTTAAATTAAAGAAAGAAAATTTTAAAAAGTTATAAACAATTAGCTTTTAACTGTCTTTAGGGTGTACGCGACCTTTTCTTTTTTTGCTCCAATCAGCTTTATATTTATTTTCGACTGGGTCTTGTCCACCATAAACTTTTTTTCTTTTTTCTGAAAGCTCTGCGCTTTGATCCCAAAGATCTCCAAATGTACCTTTACGATTTTTTGTAAATTCTGAAAATTGTTTTTCTGATGTTTCTGCTTTTAGAGTTCCATGAGTATTAACTTCTGGAACAGTAAAAACTCGATTCCATTGTAATCCATTTTTATCTATATAAATATGTTCATCATGTACTGATTGAACGACATCTATTGTTTGTTTTGTTTTAGGATTAATGTATGTATATAGTGGCATTATTTTAAATGGCTTATTACATTTTCGATAAATTTTTCAGAAGTAAATTCTTGTTGGAGTTTGAGTCCTTCTTTATTTAATTTATCACTCTCTACTTTTTTGATTGCTAATTCGCAACCATTGATGAAATCTTCTTCACTAAAGTCATAAATATTGCCTTGGTTATATGGTGCGCCTTTATTAAAGAACATTCCATCGTAAGCTTCAATTTTAGAATTAGGTTTTACTAGCACGCTATTATTTTCATTTGCCCAAGACTTATATCCATGAGCATCCATTATTACTGCATATTTACCCATAGCTACTGAATGAAATTCTGGTAGTCCCCATCCCTCTGCACCACTCATTCCTAGCACGATATTCGCACTATTTAAGAAATCGTTATAGATTTTATTCTGCCCCATAAATGGCAAGAAATTAATATTAAAATAAGTTTTACCTTCTAAAGCTTGAGAGATAAGATTATTTTGATCTTCTGGCTTCATAAATGGATTAAAGATGCAACATTGTAGTGCATACTTTTTATTATTACCAAACTTTTTAGCCCAAAGTTTAATTAGCTTTAGGTGGTGCTTTCTCTTTTCAAGTTTTCCAACTAAATTAAAAACAATTCTATCATCAACGAAATAAGACTTATCTATTCTATTGAAATTATACTTATCAAATGCTAATGGAATATATTCAACATTCTTGCAGCCAAGGTTCTTGAATATTTCTACTGTTTCTTTAGAAGAGAAAAGTACCTTGTGATTATTTTTTACAGTATTTAATTCTACTTTTGTTGGTTGATCTAACTCGTAAAAACTAAGTAGAATTTGTTCATTGGAATAACTTTCAAATGAACCATTAAGATGCCAGAGTTTAAATAGTTTATTTTTTCTATTATATGTTTCTAGTGATGAATTAATTGATTGTTGTAACCAATTTCCAAACTCTTGAGTTAAATCTGATTGAGTCGATAGATCAACATTACCAATAGGTAAAATACCTACATTAACTTTAGAGTTGTATAGTTCTCTAAGAATTAATGTAGATATCTGACCAAAACTTACAGAATTTATTGGTAAGTTAAACGCTAAACTCATAGGATGTCATCTTCATCCTCTTCAACAACTGGTTGAGCTTTCTTAACTGGAGCAGTTTTAGCTACTGGTTTAGAAGCCGTGGTCTTATTTTGATTATCAAGAGGCTTAGATATATATAGTCTATAATCTGGAGCCTTTTCATTTGTCTTTTTGCTATTAGCGAAAACTACAACATCAATTCTTTGACCATCATGGTCATTAATATAACCAGATAGAAATGACATTCCTGTTTTGCTCTTCTTCTTCCAAAGTGCGCCTAGCTCATTTTGGTTCTTATTTGTATTTTGATTTGTATTATTCATTTTTATATTGTACTTTCTTTATTATATTTTGTCAAAAGAATTTTTACTTTCAACTTTAGTTTTTAAGAGTTTAATAGCTTTATTATGTATATTAATAGCAGTTTGGGTGCTTATTTTTAGTTTTTTAGCTATTTTATTCCAAGGCATCTTTTTATTAGAATCATTTAAATATCGCATTTTAAATATCTTCTGTACTCTTTCATCTGAACAGGAATCAATAATATTCATTATATATTCATTAATGTTTTTATATTCCTTTTGAACTGGAGTATTCTTTTCTATTAAATAGTTTAGTTTATCAGTTTCAAGTGTTAAGTAATGACTATTTTCATTCATGCAATTAAGGCATTGATATCTTACTTGATTATATAACCAAGTTGAAAATTTAGAGTTCTTGTTTTCGTCAAAGCTCAATGCTGATTTATATACTATATAGTCCTTTTGATCTATTACATCTTGAAGATGAACTCCAGATGCAATCATAGGGCTAGAGTATTTTTTATATAAAGAATTACAAAGAGCAGAATGTTTTTGAATTAAAGCCTTTAATGCTTCTTCGTCATTCTTTTCTTTTATATTCTTTACTAAAGTAATGTCGTCTGTTATTATATTCATATTATTTTTTATTCTGTAAATATTTTTCGTAAACATTCTTTAATTGCTTTTGCATCAGCTCATATAAGAAGTTTACATCTTGACAAGTTTCCCAAGCTATACTAACATCAGATACAGCTTTAAGTTTATTGTCATTAGATTTTTCTTCTATATTAGCTGGTGGTATCAAAGAACCATCATCTAATTTTCTTGATATATGAACTAAAATACCATTATGAGATTTTAACCAAGAGTATTCATCATCTTTATATTCTATATATCTTACATCTGTTACGATTGGTACAATATTACTGGCAATTAGTTTATTTACTTCTGGTTGAATGGTAGAAGTCCAGTATTTTCCTTCCGTTTGGATTCTTCTACATTTTCCATAAGCAACCATAAGTGGTCGCACTATTTCTTTATTTTCCGCTGTGCAATTTAATAAATCTATTTTGAATTTATCTTTAGTAAAATCATATAGTTCATTTTTTAATGCATCAGCAAAAGCTAGTCTTTGAGATTTGATACCCTTTTCTTCTAAATATTTTTTTAAGATAGAATAAAAAGTATCTTTTCCAGATCGAGCTACTCCAGTTAATCCAATCATTTATTATTCTCCATAGGATATATCTCCAGTTCCATCATACTTTGGATAATTTTCTCCAGTACGAATTTCTTGGGTTCGCACTTGAGTTTGTATATTTTCTTTTAAAGCTTTTGTATCTACATTAGGGTCAATATTCTTTGCTTCAAAAGGTTGAGTAAATATTGTACCATGAGATTGATTAGTTGATTTATAATCAGTCTTGTATGTTCTATACATTTTATTATTGATAATATAATACTCTGGAAAAGGTTTAGAAAATATAGTGCCATGAGACTGATTCGTTCCATTTCCACCTCCAGTTTTATAAGTTTGATATACTTCTATTCCTCTGGCAGTTTTAACATAATTAAACTCTTGGAATGGTTTATTAAAAATAGTTCCATGAGATTCATTTGTTCCACCACCTGTAGTTTTATAGGTTTCGTATACAACTCCAGATTGAGCTATTGCAAAATTAGCTATAAATGATAATAGTATTATATATTTCATATTTTAATTAATTCTATATTATAAAATTTGAATATCTCTTTAGCTGTAGAGTCTTTTTCATATTCTTCTGAGTATACCACACTTTTAACTCCATATGCAACAATATTAGTAGCACAACTTGAACAAGGCAATAGAGTAGAAGCTAGTAAATGAGGTTGATCTCCTCTTTTAACTAGTGATAAAGCATTAATTTCTGCATGAATCATATATTTTCTTCTATTATCTCTATCGCTAAAAAAATCTTCATTAATATTAAATTTTGGCAATAAGCCATTATATCCTACAGATAATACCCTACCATCTTTATTTAAGATACATACGCCAACTTTTTTATATGGATCTTCTGATCTGTTTGACCATATTCTAGCAGTTTCAATCGCGGCTTCAGTAAATGATATTCTATTATTCATTTTTTAGAAAAATACCAATTTACTCCTATGCCAATTCCTATAATTATACATATAAATGTTTGTAGCATAAGATCATATCTTAAATGTTTTTTATTTTTAAGTCAATTATTTTCTTGATTCTTTATAAAGAATAGTTTAATATAAAGAAATGCAAAAACAAGAATTCAAAGAAGCTTTAAGTTACGATGATATTTCGTTGCTCCCAAATTTTTCAGATATCACTTCCAGAAAAGAAGTAGATACAACTACTAAAATTTCAAGAAATTGTAGCATCAAGATTCCAATTATACTTTCTCCAATGGATACAGTATCTTCTGTTAAGTCATGTATTAAGATGAATAAGCTTGGTGCAGCTGGAGTTTTACATAGATTTATGTCTGTTGATGATCAAAGAGCTAAAGCTAAAATTATTAAAGATGAAAGTGATTTTTGTGTTACAGCAATTGGTCTTAAAGATGCAGAAGAAAGAATTAGAGCTACTAGCACTTTTACTAATGTTTACTTTTTAGATACTGCTAATGGTTTAGCTAAGAATGTGGAAGATTTTCTTAGATGGTATAAGACTTCTGGATTTTCTCAAGATGTTATTGTAGGAAATACTTTAACTAAAGAAAGTGTTTATAGACTTGCTAATCTTAAAGCAGATGGTTTTAGGCATTTAATTGGTCCAGGTTCTATGTGTTTAACTCAAGTTAAAACTGGAATTGGATGTCCAAGTTTAACTGGAAATTATTATGCTTGGAAAGCCGTGAGAAATTGGGAACTTTCTCAAGTTGATTTATTTAAACAAGATAAACCTAACCCATCTCATAGACCTAGCATTCTTGCTGATGGTGGTATCAGATATCCAAAAGATTTAGTTAAAGCTATTGCGAGCGGATGTGATGCTGTTATTTGCGGTAGAATTTTTGCTGGATTATCAGATGTCGTTGATGATGAAAATATCATTGAAATTGATGGCAAAAGATTCGCTAAATACAGAGGAATGGCTAGTCAAGATGTTGTTGAAGATTATGATCTATATGATGGAACTAAAAAGAATCTATTTGTAGAAGGAGATAATACTTTAATTCCAATTATTGAGAATAAATCTATTGAAGATATCGTATATGATTTTACAAATGGATTAAGAAGTTCTATGAGTTATCTTGGATTTAGGAATCTACAAGATATGCGTGGTGGTTTATGGAATAATACCATACAAGCTGTTAGAAATAGCCCAAATAGTATGTATGAGGGATTTGCTCACGGAAAATAATTGATTTAAATTAACAAATACCTTATAATATTAAAATGAATAAATATAATATAGATAAATTAACGTCAATTGAATATGCTAGGGCAACTGAATTTAGTCCAATAGTGAGAATATACCCTAAAATTCCAAGAAATGCAGTTTGTCCTAATACTGGTAAAAAATTTAAACATTGTTGTGGTCAACTAAATCAAGATTTTTGTGAAAAGGCTAAAGATGCGTTAAAAGAACATCTTATGAAAATGGTGAATGAAAAAGAAGAGCAAAGCAAAAAAGACGAAAGCAGTTAAATACTACGCTGTATATAGTAAAAGCGACAACTTTCTTCATGGAGTATTTCCTCCATCAAAAGAAGGTTTGCTAAAAGCTAAAGCTCATATTCTTAAAATAGATCCTTCTAACAAGAATTATAAAATTAAAAAATACTAATTCTTAATATTTGGATCTGCTAGATCCGTATTATGTTGAGCTTTGGTTCCTCGTTTAAAATTCTTATGTAGATTTTCATATAATACTTTAAAAGTATCTAATGGTTTTTCTACAATATTTTGAATCTTTTGTTCTGATTTTGGTGCTTCTTGATTTTCTATTTTTTTAATTATTGAGTTATAAGCTATAACCAAACATACTGCTAGTGGATCAAAAACAATAACAATTAATATAATGAATATTCTTACTGCAGTTTCTATTTTTAATCCAAATGCATCGGCAACAAATTTAAATGTGCCAATTTCACCTTTACTATTATCACTTTCAAGTTTCATTATTTCTTGGCTATTCTCTAAGCTTTGTTTTTCTAAATTTTGAAGATCAGAAGTTACTGTGGATATTTGAGAGAATAGATTATTAATGTTACTTTGAGATCCTTCTACTATTTTATTTTTACTTTCTACTAGTTTAACATCTGTAACTTTTTCAGTTTTAGCTGAACTAAAGAATCC